AATATATCTAAAAACTTGTCAAATCCCAATCCAGAAACTTGGTGGAACTGTTCTCCTCCAGTAACTTTTAGAGAGTAATCAACATTTCTAAATTTTTTGTCTGGATTGGTTGGAGAGTTTACTTCAACCTTAACATCCGCCTTTGTTCCCTTCTGGTCTTCTGTTCCAGCAGCAGTTACTTTAATAATATCTTGCCTTTCATTTATAGATAGTCCTCTCGCTTGTGCGTTAAGTCTTGAATGAGAGTTTGCAAAGTTTACTGCACCAGTTCTCAAGTCAGAAACTTTAGCCCAATTAGACCTATCCTGTAAGAAAGACAATGCTTTTTTGGGAATTGATACATTTACACTTACAGTATCAATTACCGCACTACCAACATCGTTTACATTTTTAGTATATCCTTTTTTCATCATCTCAGTTAAAACACCATCCACATCATTGGATGATATCTTGGGGAGTACTTTTGCACTTTTTGTTTTTGCTCTTTTAACAAATCTTGCAGCAACAGCTGCAGCAAAAAATGCTTCAAACAAATCCCCTCTATTGGCGTCTATTTTTTCTGCTGCCATTATAATACTTTTTACAAGTATTTAGAAGTGGAGATAAGGAGACTCGAACTCCTGACATCAGCCTTGCAAAGACCGCGCTCTACCAACTGAGCTATATCCCCGAATATAAAGATTATAAAACCCCTCAACTGAAAAGTCAAGGGGTTAGAGCAACCTTCCGTGATTATTTATCAGTCGTGCTCGCCCATTGCTTTTTGCTTACGGAGTTTCTTAGGGTTCTTGGTTACTGAACCAGAACCAGGTTTATTCTCACCGGCACTATACTCAACATCACGTTCTCTTGACCAATCCCTAGAATCTTGATCCATTTTACCTCTACCCTTTGCTCCCAGATAACCAGACCATCTTGGAGAGGTAGATTTCTTGCCACGATTTCCTACATCAGGACCACTATCCATTCTGCGGTTGTGCTTCTCTGCGGCCTTCACTTTCCTAGTTTTTTCACCTCTTTGACTGTACTCACCTACAGGTTTAGTTCTCCTAGAAACTTCAAGTTTACCCATTGCTGTTCTTGCTTTGGGAGTCTGTCCATAAGAACCTTCTGCCTCGTCAAGCATTTCCTCAACAATGCTTTCTCTCCACTCTTCACTCATATTTACCATAATTGCTGTTGCTGCATCTTCAGTGTCAGCATATCCTTCATCAAGAAGATGTGAAAGAATGATGTCGTAAATATCTACTTGTTCTCCAATCTCGCCCATTGCTTTTTGCTTACGGAGTTTCTTAGGGTTCTTGGTTACTGAACCAGAACCAGGTTTATTCTCACCGGCACTATACTCAACATCACGTTCTCTTGACCAATCCCTAGAATCTTGATCCAACTTACCTCTACCTTTTGCTCCCAGATAACCAGACCATCTTGGAGAGGTAGATCTCTTACCACTATGTCCAGCGTCAGGGCCGTTATCAATTCTCCGAGTATGCTTTTCAATTTCTTTTACTTTCTTAGTCTTTTCACCTCTCTTTCCATATTCACCTACAGGCTTTTCTCTTCTGGCAATAGCAAGTTTACCCATTGCTGTTCTTGCTTTGGGAGTCTGTCCATAAGAACCTTCTGCTTCATCAAGTTCTTCTTGAGAAACATAAACTTCCGAATATGCTTCAATTAATCCAATTAGGTCTTTGGTGTCCATTTTTTTACAAATACTTTTTTAGTTATTTATAAAAAAAAAAGATCCCGAAGGATCAGACACCAAGAACAGCACCAATATTATTATCAAGGTCTTGAATAACTCCACGAATATCAGATACGCGAGGAGGGACACTCATTTCATTATAAGTATATCCTTTTTGTGCCTCAAACAAAACTTGACGGATTGCTGCTGCAGTGCGAGCATCCATTTTGATTGTTACTTGTTTTTCTTTAGTCATAGGTCTCCCTCCTTACGATTTTCGGAACGTTCAATAGTAAATGCACCTTCAGGATAACGAGCACTCAGTTTCTCAAAGTTCATTTGAATAACTTCTTCAAGAGAAATATCAAGACCAAGACATGCCTGAGAAACATACCACATAATGTCACCAAGTTCACGCTTCAGGTGAAACAGGTTCTCTTGATTGACTGGTTTACCCTGAAAGACGATCTTCTTTACAATCTCAGTAAACTCACCTGCCTCAGCAGAAATTCCTACAGCAGCAGTAAGTAGTCGTTCTGTAGGAAACTCTTGTTCCCGCAGTTCCATAAGGCTGTTGATGAAAGAAGTGTGGTCTTTACTGGGATTGGAGGTAGTGGTATTAACGAACTCAACGTACTTATTAAGATCAATAGTCATCAGAATTTAAATCCTTCGAATGTTTTCTTTGGTTTCTTTTCTTCATAATCATACTCTTCATCCTTTCCATTGTCAAGGATATCATTTTGAGCAGATTGTTCGCAGTCATAAAGACGCATTTTTGCACGATCAATACCAACCACGAAACGCTTATGAATGGTTGGATCATTATATCGGTTCTTCAGTTGTTTTACAAGAATCTGTCCGAGTCCTTCTAAGTCTTCTGTTGAAATCAATGCAAACATCAAGTCGGCAGTTGCAGGAAGACCAAAAGACTCTGAAGTATCAGTCAGTTCCACATCAGAAGAACCATAACCAGAACGAGTGGTCTGAGTAGCACTCATAATGGGAACATTAAACTCTACAGCAAGACCACGAAGTTCCTCAGCAATGGATTTAACCAACGTATAAGAGTTGATATTACTTCCACCCTTAAATCGCGAAGAAGCACAAATATTCAAATAGTCAACAAAGATAATATCGGGTTTAAATGACTTCTTAAGGGAAAGTTCGTTAAGCAATGACTTGAAGTGTCCCGAATGTGCGGAAGCAGTTGGATACTCTTTGATAATCAAAGTCCCTTGAGTTTTCTTTGCAAGGTTAGTTACCTTACTTTCAAACATTTGCTTTGACAAACTAGTAATATCTTGAATAGGAACGTTCAAGAGATTTGCATCAATTCTTTCAGCAATGCGTTCTTCTGCCATTTCCAACGTAATGTACAGAACGTTCCGTCCTTGGAGCAAGACGGAGCTAGCCACATGGCACATGAATAGAGATTTCCCGACGCCCGTACCAGCAAGAGCGATGTTAAGAGTTTTGTTAGGGAGACCACCTTTCGTGATTTTGTTAAAGTATTCAAGATCAAATTCAATTTTATCCTCCTTTTTGTGATATGATTCGTATCTTTGTTCGTAATCTTCAAGATAATCATGACCGACATGATTATCAAAACTTACAGCAAGAGCATCAGAGAGAATGGAAGGAATGCTATCACGACTCTTTTTTTCATCCTTGCCATCAGTAATGTGAATTGATTCTATAAGTGCCAAGTAAATAGCACGATCTCTACACCACTTTTCAGTGGTGTTAATTAACCACTGAAATTCTGCAGGCACGTCTTCTAGACAAGAAATCAGATGAATGATTTCTTTAAAAGATTGTTCGTTAATATCAGTTCTTTTTTCAATCTCAATACAAAGAACTTCTTTTGTTGCCGGTTGATTATATTCTTGAACGAAAGAAAGTATTTCTTCAAATACAATCTTTTGGTTTTGATCTTCAAAATATTCAGATTTAATAAAGGGTATTACTTTTCGAATATATTCTTCATTGTGCAAAAGGTTTCTAAGGATTAGAAACTCAACTTTCTCCATAACTAAATTCCTTGCGTGCGATTTCGTCCAGTTGTTGCATTACTTCTTCAGTGAAATATACTTCAGGTTCTTTGAGAATCTGCTTAGCATAAATCTTTTTACCATCAATCTCATAGCGTCCCGCTACATTCTTCCAGAGTCCACCAATCTCACCAAGTTCCAAAAGACCGTAGTAACGATCAAGACCGCGCTCATCATAATACAGACGGATTTCAACATCTTTATTCTCCTTACTCAAACGCGATTTAGCAGTCTTAGCCTTGATAATATTTCCGACCACTTCCGTTCCATCCTTTTCTTTCTTTTTGCTGAGATAAATGATCGTACTTGCTGCGTATTTGAGTCCAGAACCTCCCCCCATTTCTTTTGTTGGTACGTAAGCTCCGATGACATCGTATGTATGATTCGTGACAAGGAGTGGAACATTTGCTTGACCTAATTTAAGAGTTAACATTCGAAATGCACCTTTAACAAGTTGTGATTTAGTCATATCACGAACCTGCTTGTCATTCAGTGCATCAGTAATTTCTTTCTCTGTCGAAAGCATACCTAAAGAGTCTAGCACAAACATACAAGGTTTGCGTTCTTCCTCAGGTTTTTTTAGATAAAGATCTACCGCTTTGAGTGCTTTACTACGAAACTCTTCAATAGTAACAACATTGACAACCACAAGACGAGAAGTATCAATTCCACGGGATTCTACAAGGGATTTAGTAATAGCAGCCTCAGTATCAAAGTAGAGACAATAACCATCGGGATTGGAATCAAGAAAATTCTTAACAACGGCGAGGCTGAAGAAAGTTTTTCCAGTACTAGACTCTCCAGCAATAGCAGTAATCTTATTGCCAGATACGCCGCCAAATATGCTACCTGAAACCAGTGCATTAAAAATGTACGAACCAGTGTCAACATACTTTTCAGTTTCATCAATGTCTGAGGCAAGTTGTGTATACTCTCCACCAATTTCTTTTACAATATCTTTAAGGAAGTCCATCAAGAGAAAAATGAATCAAGGTTTACTGTTTTTTCCACACTCCACCCAATCGCATCAAGAATAATCTTGAGTGGTTCTAGAAATGCTTTCTCAAATTGTAGTTCATAATCTATGTATCTGTCAAGGTTAAGTTCCTTTGGGAATTCTTGAATAAAGGAAATGATATTTTCGTGAATACTATTAGGTTTCTTCAAGTAAATAAATTTAATCTTTTCTCCATTCTGAATTAGAGAATACTTATTTGTCAATTTATTCTGTTTGATATAATGATTGAAAAGAAGTGCTCCACGAACATGAATAGGAGTTTTGGGGGCATAAATGTTTGAAGAAGATGAATACTTTTGAACGTCAGATGCCGAACGAGGAAATGAAATTTGTTCTGGAGGAAGTTTTTTAAACTCTTTGCGAGCATTCTCAATAAACTCAATCACTTCATCTTCAGTTCCACTCATCATAAGTTTTAGTGCGTCCTTAATCATTTTACGACAAGGAGCAGGAGTAGAAGATTTTACAGCCTCAATACCCATCATCTTGAGTTTAGGTTCTTCATAACGAACTCCTTCACTATCCCACACGTTAAGAATATAACGTTTTTTGGCAGTCCAGATTCCACGGTCAGCAATATTCTCCCGTTTCATCTGCATTTTCTGATCGTATGCATTCACATAGGTCGCCAATTCTTGGTAAGAACTTTCAATATACTTTTCAAGTTCCATCGAAGCGACCTTATCAAGGAACGAGACAATGCCTTCAGTAGTTTTCTCTCTTCCTTTGTATACAGTTTCAACCAGAGGACCCATATTAAGATAAATGGAATCAGTATCTGAAGCAATAACATAATCAACTCCATCAGTTTTCAGAACTTTATTGAGGTATGTATTCATCTTACCTTCAATCCAACGGATTGATACCTGTCCGCTAAGAGTAATGGCTTCTGCGTTTTCAAGTTTATAGTAACGAAAGTATTGATTACCAATCGCACCATAAGCAGAGTTAAGAGAAATTTTCTTTGCCATCTGAATGTTATTGCAACGAGCAATCTCTTTTACAAGTTCTTTATTCTTAGTTTTCTCATACTGCTTCTTTGCCTCAATCATCTTCTTTTTGAAGATTACACGATCCTGATACATCTTCTCCATCAGTTCAGGAAGAAATCCACGAACATCTTTGCGGAACATTGCACCATTCGCACAAACAGCATAATCTTTATAGAGTTCAAAGTTTATTTCACTTTTAAGTATTCTATCAACAGACGCTGTTGGATGTTTTTCCTCCAAGAGTGTTTCTGGAGAAATATTGTATTGCATAATAAGATGAGGATACAGAGAATTAAGGTCAAAAGAGACAACCCAATCATACTTTCCCGGAATTGGTTCCTTGACATATGCCCCCGCATATTTTTCGTTCTTCTGGGATTTATTCCTTGGGGGGATAACGATGTTACGTTTCTTAAGATAATTGTAGATAATATTATCCCACATCCTCACTTGATAGAAAACGTCAGCATAGTTTACCTTAGCATCATAAGCCATAGTGAGTGCTAACTCAATGAGTTTCATCTTGTCTTCCAATCGGTCAACAAGTTCCACGTCAACGATGTTATACTCAATAAACTTTTGCCATCCCTTTGTATAGAAATCTTTAAAGGTATCAAACTCAGAGTGGTCCAGTTTTTTCTGACCCAGTTCAACCTCAGCAATATAGTCAAGACGATAAGATTCTTGGGCTTTATAAGTAAACTTTTTATAAAGATCAAGATAGTCAAGTTGAGTCATTCCACCAACATCAAATGTAGTGTGCTTACGTCCATTGATGAAGATTTCACCCTCCGTCACAAGTCCCCAGTTAGAAAACCGCTTCATCAGTTTCTCACCAAGAACTCTATTCAGACGCTTGCAGATATAAGGAATATCATATAGTTGGATATTCCAACCAGTGACAACATCAGGAACATCAACCATCCAATAATTGATGAAATGATTGAGAAGTTCATATTCACTGGGGCAGCAGTGATACGTAACATTACTCTGTTTATTATTAAATGGTTTAACACCCCAAGTAACAATTTTCTTAGTTGTATAGTCTTGGATGGTGATTGCAAGAATTTCTTCAGAACAAGATTCTACATCAGGGAATCCTGCTTCAGAAGCAACCTCAATATCCAAAGTTACAAGTTTAATTTTACTAATGTCAAACTTGATTTCATCCTCTGGATATTTTTCTGAAATATATTGATAGATATATCGATCATTTCCATAGATCTCAAATCCATCAATTTCATCATACTTTTTGTAGAACTCTCGACAATCTTTTACTGTTCCAGGATTAATTGGTTCTACTGCTTCTCCACTTAATGTTCTATACTTAGAATCTTTTTTAGTTTTTACAAAGAGAGTTGGGAAGAACTCATCTCTTGTCTCAAATCTTTTACCATTATCTACTCCACGAACCAAAAATTGATTTCCAATTAGCTGAACATTAGTGTAAAATCTCATTCTTTAATCAAGTCCTCGTATTTTTCAAGTAGAGTGGGTGTTGGATCAGCGAGCGTAATAATTTTATCAGAACTAATCATAAATGAATTTTGTCTAGTATATCCACAAAGAAAAGGTTCTAGAGTTTGATCGCTTCTCACAACAAATGGACTTACTAACTTACAATCAGGTTCTCCAATATCAGCACCAACTTCTTCAATCTGAGAAATTAAAATTAAATTATTCAATAGTGCAATGATTTTTACCGTGGGTTTTTCCATCTTACAATCCAGGTTTCCACCATTCTACCAATAAAAAAAGGAGGAGTCAACCTGGATTTTGCCAGGTGCTCCTCGCGCCGACGATATTCAATTATATTTATAGATAATCCTTTCTTTTATGATGCTCGGGAACAATCTTTTTCAAGTTGACAGAGAGGAGTCCATCTTCAAAGGATACATCTTCTACTTCTGTATCGTCTGCAAGCGTCCACGCTCTTTTGAAAGATCGTTGAGCCAATCCCTTATGGACGTAGTTGGTATCAGATTCTTTATCTTCCTTTTGTCCCTCAATGAAAAGTTTTCCATCTTGAGTATAAACATAGACTTCTTTCTTCTTAAATCCAGCAAGAGCAAGTTCAAGACGCGATTCTACGTTACTAACTTGAACGAGATTGTATGGTGGATAGTTTGAGGTAGTTTCATGAAGATGAAACAATCGATCAAAGTATTCATCCATTCCAATGCTATTGCGGGTAATTTTTTCCATTAAGGAAGGAATATCCGCAGATGTAAACCTAGAAGTTGCAAGGTTAGTCATTATGGTAGCTCCTTTAAAAGCGAGTTTGTGTTGTGTGGACC